CGTGTTTGCAGTGCTGACGGGAAAGACCGTAGAATCGTCGAAAGCGGCAGCAGAGGCATTAAATAAGCAAACATCCGCGCTTAACGGAACGGGAGCGGCTGCGAAAGAGGCAAAAAAGCAACTGCTCGGATTTGACGAGATCAACCAGCTGACCGAAGATACCTCCGGCGGCGGAGGAGGTTCTGGCACAATAGCACCCGATTTTTCCGGATTTGATGATACAGAGGACGAGTTAAACACCATTCTCGGACTTGTTGGAGCTATAGCAACCGGCCTTCTGGCGTGGAAAATTGCAAGCCTGTTTACCGATAGTCTGAGCATGATCGGAGGTGTTGCGCTTGCTGCCGCAGGCGCGTTCGCACTGGTTTATTTCTGGCTTGACGCATGGAACAACGGTATTGATATGCAAAACTTCCTCGGTATGCTCGCTGGTGTCGCCGCTCTAGCCGGAGGTCTTGCCATTGCGTTCGGGTCTACCGCCGCAGGCATAGCGCTTGTAATAGGCGGCCTTGCAATGCTGGTTGTTGGAATAAAGGATGTCATTGAAAACGGATTTACTCTTGAAAACACGTTAACCATCATTGCCGGACTGCTGGCAGCTGGGCTTGGAATTGGCCTGTTAACCGGCAACTGGATTCCTTTGTTGATTGCCGGTATTGCCGCCGCGCTTATAGCACTGGTTTCCTTTACCGGGCATGGCGAGGAACTAATTAACGGATTAAAGGAGACTATCGACGGATTCGGTAAATTCTTCAAAGGCGTTTTTTCCGGGGATATGGAGATGACTGCCGAAGGATTAAAGCAGATATGGGACGGCCTTAAAAATACATGGAACGCTGTCATTGATTCAATCAGGGACGCATGGAATATGTTCATCGAGTGGCTGCGCGGGAAAAATCCGGAATTAGCCGCAATTTTTGAGACATACGGGAAACTGGCCGCTGACCTTTACAACACTGCGAAACAAATCCTGAGCGGATTTATCACATTTATCTCTGGTGTGTTCACAGGAGACTGGAATAGGGCATGGGAGGGTGTCAAGGAGATTTTCAGGGGCATCTGGAACAGAATTGTGGCAATTCTGGAGGGCGCGATAAATCTCATCATCGGCGGCATAAACTGGATGATTCGCCAGCTGAACAAGATTCAGATTAAAGCACCGAGCTGGCTTGGTGGCGGCACAATTGGCTTTAATATTCCTGCAATCAGCACCGTCAGCATTCCCCGCTTGGCGCAAGGTGCAGTTATCCCGCCTAACCGTGAATTTTTGGCCGTCCTGGGCGACCAGAAAAACGGAACAAACGTTGAAGCCCCTCTGGAAACCATTAAACAGGCTGTTGCGGAGGTGCTTTCGCAGAACGGTTCCGGCGAGGAAATCACGATCAAGTTCACCGGCGACCTTGCGACGCTTGCGCGGGTGCTGACACCTGAGATCACCCGTCAGCAGCGCCGGACACAGCGGGCATTGGGGGGGTAGTATGGCAAAACCATATTTCAAGATCAACGGTGTGGACATCCTCCACCTCACTCAGGAGGGCGGCATAAAATGGCAGCGTAACGATGTGGAAAGCCCCAACGCTGGGCGAACCATGGACGCTACCATGCACCGTGGCCGGGTGGCGCAGAAATACCGGGCTGATATCACGTGCATGGATATGAACCGCGCGGAAGAGCTTGCGCTTATGGCTCTGATAAACCCGGAGTTTGTCACAGTGGAAACGAACCTACACCCGCTATACGGGAGCCAGACGGCGCAATATTATTCCAACAACGTTCCCGCTTCGATCTCCTACGTTGACCCCGATACCGGGGAATCGGTATGGACGGGTATTTCCTTCCCGCTGATCGAGCAGTAAGGAGGCAATATGCAGAAAACATCTGCTCTGTATAGAAAAATCCTTGCGGGCATCCACACGAAGGAAACGCGGGTTTCTATCGGCGATACGGGCTTTCTTGTGGACAAACGGGGAAACGGAATCACGTTCGGCGGAACCCGCATTCTGGTTGGGGCTTCCGGCGCAGATGCCGGATACGGAATGAACATCCTCGCGTCGGTAGAAACTACCGGCGCGATTTTCGATGGGAACGAACCGACCGTCGGCAATGTAATAAGCCGGGAGTGCGACATTAAAATGCTGAAACCCTCCGGGAACATTGAAGGAATGTCCCGGATTGCGGTTTATGTAAGGCTTGTCAGCGGTAACGGCGAATGCTCCGAGTGGCTCCCGCAGGGCGTATTTTATGCGGATTCCATTGACCAGGACGCTGACGAGGACGATGTGCAATGGCTTAAAATCCACGGCTACGACGCTATTCTGTTCGCAGAGCAGGATTACCCAGCAGACAGCAAATTGACATGGCCAGCAACGGATATAGACGTTGTGCGGGAGATTGCCCAGGCAATGGGCGTGACGGTAGACCCGAGGACGGCGGAGATTATGCGCAACGCCTATCCTGTCCAGTACAATCCGGAATATAATTGCCGGGAATATCTTGGATATATCGCCGCCATGTACGCCGGGTGCTTTATCATGAGCGAATCGGGGGAATTGCTTCTGGTATGCTTCTGGAATATCCCAAAAGAAACCCGCTACCTGATCGATACCCACGGCTACGCCATTACGTTTGGAGGTGACAGGATCGTTGTCTGACGTGATCAATGTCCGAAAATCGCTTTCGTCGCTGGAAAAGCAAGACACTTTCAACGGATATTCAAAGGTCGTTGTTGTCGTGTCAGATGAAATGGAATACTCAGCCGGAACCGACAGCGGGCGAACACTTACTCTGGACTGCCCGTGGGGTACACAAAAAATGGCTGAGGATATTCTATCGAGAATCCAAGGCTTTCAGTACCAGCCGTATACCGCCGATGGTGCACACATCGACCCGGCGGCGGAGATCGGAGACGGATTTGCCGCCGGAAACTTATACAGCGGGATATACTCCAAAAATATTTCCCACGGGGCACTGTACACGGCGAATGTATCCGCACCCGGCGGCGAAAAAATCAATTATAAGTACGAGTACAAAACACCCACGCAGCGCAAGATTGAACGCCACTATTCCGAAATGAAGTCCACGTTCAAGGTTCAGGCCGACCAGATTTCCGCCGAAGTCTCTGCCCGTATCGAGCAGGGGGACGAACTCACCTCGCGGCTGGACATTCAGAGTGACCAGATTTCCGCGCGGGTTACCAAAACCGGCGGCAGCAGCTCATCCTTCGGTTGGGATCTGCTTAATGATTCCTGGACGATCAAGGCCAACAATACCACAGTGTTCAAAGTCGCCAAGTCCGGCGCAGAAGTCCGTGGAAAGATCACCGCCTTAAGCGGCAAAATCGGTGGCTTTGACATTCAATCCGACTACCTGAGCTATAACAATCAGACCTGGAACGGCACCAACCGCCGGGGCATTTACATTGGTGTCAACGGCATTCAGTGTGGTTCAGAGGCTAACGGCGTGCAGATTACGCCGACCGGCGATCTGTACGCTGAGAATGGCTATTTCCGGGGAAGCGTCAGCGCCGGAAGAATTGAATATGGCGGCGACGATGGGTACCTTGACGGGTCAGGCCTTGCCAGTCACAGTGTCTACGGCTCGGAAATCGGCTACAACACCATATCCACGGCATATACCAGCGGAGGTATCAATACCTCGCTTGGGTATGCGGATTTTGCAAATGGTGTATTCAATGGGTGGAATACCGCAAGCTACGTTGATGCGGCCGTACTATTCGCGTCGAGCTTCTATTTCAAAGACAAAGAGGTGGCTTGGCGAACAATTAAGGACGGAAACGGATTATCACAAACTGTATTAGTGAGGGCTTAAGTATGGAAAAACTGAAAACCGCAACAGGCAAAGAATTCAACTGCGATTATTTCAACCCATTCCCCCAGGCGGGGCAGATAAACATCCGTATTCTCGGGGAATCCCTGGCGACGATTGCCACGGTATTTGCAAATCCCGCTGAGACGGTGCAAATGTGGTGGGAAGGGCAGTACGCCGCCCAATATACGAGGCTAATCGCTATCGTACCGGAAACCGGCGCGGTGCGTGTGGTGCTGGGAAAGGAGTAAAAATGAACCCTGTAATGAAACTTAGGGCAGTCCTGAATACCCTCGAGGGCGTTCAGGTCGCAGGACGGGAAAACTGGGACAGGATGCTGGGCAGTATGCAGGCCGTCGAAGAAGTGGTGCAGGCGCTGTCTGCGCCTCCTGCGCCCGAAAAAGAGACTGACGTTGAGGAGGGATGACTTATCGCAGATAAAGCAATATCCGAGCTGATTGCCGCTGAACAGGTAAAAGCAACCGACCTTCTTGTAATGGAGCAGGACGGCGCGGCAAAGAAGCTGACCGGGCAAATTCTGCTGAACTGGCTGACCGCCGCCGCTGACGGCCATGGCGGTATCAGCAGCATCGTGAAGCAGTCCACCAGTGGCCTTACGGATACATACCGTATCACCATGGCGGATACCACGACCTTTGATTTTCCCGTTAAAAACGGTAGGGGCATTACCGGAGTTTCCAAAATCTCCACCAGCGGGCTGGTAGACACGTACCGTATCACCTACAACGACAGCACCAACAGCACGTTTACCATCACGAACGGCGCGAAAGGTGACAAGGGCGACAACGCATACGTCTGGATTCGGTACGCGGCGCAGGAACCTACGGCAGCTTCTCACAGCTTCGGTGTTCTCCCTGACAACTGGATGGGTGTGTACAGTGGCAATTCCGCAACCGCTCCAACGGATTGGACACAGTATCAGTGGTTCGAGATCAAGGGCGAAAAGGGCGACATCGGGAACCCGGCTCTGTTGACCAGTCAGTCCGTAACATATCAAGCCAGCACATCCGGGAATGTTATACCGTCCGGAAACTGGCAAGGCAGCATTCCCACGGTAGCACAGGGCGCTTACCTGTGGACGCGAGTTGCAATGACGTTCAATTCCGGAACCCCGATTTATGCCTACTCCGTCTCCCGCATGGGCATTGACGGAACAGGTGCGGTATCCACCGTTTGCGGTGTAGCCCCGAATTCCAGCGGTAACGTCAATTTATCCGCTTCCGATGTTGGCGCATTGGCGGCATCGGGTGGAGAAGTGACCGGGGACATCGTCGTGAACGGAACCATAGACATGCGCGCACATCGGATTACGAGCCTGGCCGACCCGGTATCAGTCGATGACGCAGTCCATAAAGACTACGTTGATTCGGCGATTGCCGGTGTCAAGACGGTTTCCGTCTCCGCAACACTGACCGTTGCCGGGTGGACTGGCAGTGCGCCGTATGTCCAGCCTGTGACCATCGAAGGCCTGACGGACGCAAAGAAAGCTATGGCCTATCCGGTGTATGGAAGCGACACGCCTGCCAATGTCGCGCTGAAAGATGCCTGCGGTATGGTGAGCTTCGCTTCCCGGTCAGGCAGTACGCTGACGTTTACCTGCCTTGAGGACAAGCCCACGGTGGACATTCCGATTACGGTGGAGGTGTACGTATGAGCATTGCAGTGCCTTTATATGGATTTGGCGCCAGCGGCGGCGAAGGTGGCACCCTTACCGTCACAGCCCCGGCGAACGTCACTGTGACTGTTTCCAAGGATGGCAAGACAAAGACCAAGAACTCCGGAACAACGGGTGTGGTGGTCTTCAAGGGGCTTGCAAGTGGGACGTGGACGGTTACCATCACCGGCGACGGAAAGACTGCCCAAAAGAATGTTGTGATTACGACTGACTACAGCACGGCAATCTCGTTCAATACCATCCCCGAATTTACCTACACCGGCGACTACGAAATCGTTAATGATTCTGACGAGCCTATCACCGTATCTCAGGGCAACTGGAAAATCCGCTTCCTCACCTCTGGCACGCTGACGTTTACCAACCTCAACGGTGCAGAAAACGGTATTGACGTCTTCCTTGTTGGAGGAGGAGGGGGTGGCTATTTACGCGGCGGCGGTGGTGGTGGATACACGAAAACCTCTAAAAATATTCAGGTGCAGGCTGGCATTCCTTACAGCATAGTTATTGGTGCTGGAGGCATTGGGAGTGCATCCGGTGGACTTAGTTCCGCATTTTCTGCAACCGCTCAGGGTGGACACGGTGGAAATAGAACGGGCGGTGCAGGTGGTTCCGGTGGCGGTGGCCGCGCGGATAATAATATGAATGGTGGTACAGGCGGTTCCAACGGTGGAAATGGCCAAAAATCCTACTTCGATGGTGGAACAGGTCAAGGAACAACCACTAGAGAATTTGGACAAGCTAATGGTACGCTTTATGCTGGCGGTGGCGGAGGCTGTGGTTCCGGCGGTGGCACTGGTGGTATTGGTGGTTCTGGCGGCGGTGGCACTGGTGGTAACGAAGCACAGAAAATTAACGGTGTCGATGGACAGAACAATACCGGTGGCGGTGCTGGCGGCGCGACAGAATCACAGGCTGGTACAAAAGGCGGCTCCGGAATCGCAATCATCCGCAATGCAAGGGGGGCTGCATAATGGCAAAGTCAATGGCACTCATTGAAAACGGCGTTGTTACCAATATGTTGTGGTGTACTGATTCTGAACAGGAGACGGAATCCCTCATCAACCCTGCAGACCGCCCCGTGGCTATCGGCGATACCTACAGCAATGGTAAATTCTATCGGGACGGGGTGGAAATCCTCACCCCGTTGGAAGAAGCATTGAAAAAGAACGAGGAACAGTTGAAAGAGTTGGATGAAGCCTACAAGAAAGGGGTTGACAGTGTGTGACACAAGAGGAAAGAAAAAGCATCATGTATGCCCAGGGGCGTGCCAATGCCCAGAGCTTGCAGAAGAAAGCCCCGGACATGACAGGCACAGAACTGTATGCGGCTGACCGGGACATCCCGCACTTTGAGGCCGCCTGTACCGTCAAGAACATGCTGGAACGTGCGGCCGGGTTTGTATGTCTGTCCCCGGCCGGTCGTGTGGTGCGGCTGTTGCAGCCCTATGATAGCACTATCTACACCCGGGAACCTGAGGAACTTCCAGCACAGTGGGGGTTTGCTTGGAGCACAGACCCAGCGAAAGCGTTGCCGTTCGTCGCCATGGCTACCAGCCCCTACAATAAGGGCGACTGCTGCACGGAGGGAAGCAAAGTGTACCGCTCCACGTTAGACAATAACGTATGGTCGCCGTCCGCATACCCTCAGGGTTGGGAAGAGGTGAACGTATGACGGTAAAGCAAATCCAATGCCTCCTGACCTATCTGGGCTATTCTCCCGGCACGATTGACGGAATTGAGGGCAGGAATACCCAAGGGGCAATTCGGGCGTTTCAGGACGACTACGGGCTTGCAGTGGACGGGATACCGGGGGCGGCTACTCAGAAAATGCTCATTGGCGCTATCGCCGGGACGGCGGTAAAGGTTGAGAAGCCGGAGAGCAGCGACGCGCAGAAAACCGGGACGTTCTGGGACGATATCAAGTATTTCACCCGGGAGGAATTCCGGTGCCAGTGCGGCGGGAAATACTGCAACGGATTCCCCGCAGAACCGGTGGAGGAAACCGTCCGCATGGCGGATGAGATACGCCGCCGGGCGGGGGTTCCCCTGAATGTGAATTCCGGCGTGCGGTGCAAGCGGCACAACGCTGAGGTGGGTGGGGTATCCAACTCCCTGCACACCACTGGGCAGGCTGTAGACCTCTCAGGGGCTATCTCGCCGGAGAAACTGTATGCCATAGCGCAGGAGGTGCAGGCCGAGAAAATCCCTGGGCGGGGCGGTCTGGGGCTGTACGGATGGGGCATTCACGAGGACAACGGGAAGTACAGCCGGTGGAACGGCTGAGAAGGGAGTATGCCAATGGAAGAAACGGAAATCGCCGGGCGGCTTTCTGCGGTAGAACAGCGGAGCAAATCCAACTCCCACCGGCTGGACGCGCTGGAACGGCACACGGAAGCGGTGAACACGCTGGCAACATCCGTCGCCGTCATGGCGGAGAAGGTGGAGGTCACCGGGGAGAAGGTTGACGGCCTTTGCACGGACGTGCAGGAGCTGAAATCCGAACCCGGCAAGCGGTGGAAATCGGTGGTAGAAAGGGTCATATACATCGTCGTAGCCGCTGTCGTAGGGTTTATCCTTGCCCGGCTTGGGCTGGGCTGATTTTTAAGGAGGAAAACAAAATGTACGAACTGAAAGACACCATCGAAGGCATGACAAGCGCTGACTATAAGGAGCGCTTTAAGGCCGAGTACCAGCAGGTAAAAATCCGGTACGACAAACTGGACGCAATGACCGTGAAGTACGAGGCTGGAACGTTGCCGTTCACCCCCGACTGCTCGCTCGATCTTCTGAAGGAGCAGAAGAAGCACATGGGGAATTACATCCGTTGCCTGAAAATCCGCGCTGAGATCGAGGGCATTATGCTTTAAGGAGGAAAACAAAATGATTAACTGGATTGTACGTATCAAGAACAAGAACTTCTGGCTGGCCGCGATTCCCGCGCTGCTTCTGCTGGTTCAGACGGTAGCCGCCCTGTTCGGCTTTACGCTGGACTTGGGTGAGATCGGCGATAAGCTTCTGGCCGTGGTGAACGCCGTGTTTGCCCTGCTGGTGATTCTGGGCGTGGTCAATGATCCTACCACCGCCGGTATCGCTGACAGCAAACAGGCAAGAACTTACATTTCTCCCAAGGAGGACTGATGTGATAAGTGAAAGTCCCGTGGAATCGGGTAATTCTGGATGAGTTCTGTTCTCTGGCGATTCTCACGCCGCTGGAGGAAAAGATCATCCGCACCCGAGCCGCCGGATGGAGCCAGACAAAACAGTGCCACAAGTTTTGTGTGTCCCAAGCCACTATCACAAGAACGGTCAAAAAGTTGCGGATGGAATACGAATTGTGCAGAAAGTACAGCGACAAGCTTCCTGAAAATCTGAAATTCTGATTCTGCGTGACGATTTATTGACGATTTGTTGACGAAATCCCGACGAGTAGATGATGATTCTACCGTCGGGATTTTTGTTATTCTATAGGTAGAAGGTGGCCACCTCCTAATATTTTGAAGGAGGACTTCTGAACTATGGAAGTAGAAAAGGATTATGCAAGCAAAGGCGTAGCCGGTGCCGGTCTTGGTACGGGTATTGCCGGTCTGGCGCTGGGCGTGATGAACGCTGCGGGCGGTCTGGGCGCTCTGGCTCTCGGCAACCGCAATTCTGCTCCCCCCGCTCCCGTTATGCCCGCCATGCCCTATGGGGTTGGCTACGGTTGGGGCGGGTGCAGCGAGAACATGCCCGTGAGCCGGTATGAACTGGATCGTGAGCAGCAGCTCGCCGCCAAGGATTCCGAAATCGCGCTGTTGAAGGCAAACGCTTACAACGACCAGAAATCCATTGAGCTGTACGCTTACATTGACGGACAGCTCAAGGACATTCGCAAGACCCTGTGCGATCAGGCCGTACACAATCAGCGCACTGAGGACAGCTTTGCGCTGGTTCGTCAGGATGTGGAATGCGTTCGGGCTGAACTGTCCAAGGACATCAAGATCGAGGCAGAGCGGCGCTGCTGCGCTGACAATTCCATCGTGACCTACGCCAACGCGACCTTCTATCCGAAGCAGGTTGCCGACGTGACCACCGGAACCGGAACCACGGCACAGACGCTGTACAACCCCCTGCCCAAGTGCGGCGGGTGCTGCAACGGTTGATTCCCGACAATTGGGGCGGCAGCCGCCGCCCCATACTTTCAAGGAGGTAATTTATGATTCCTATGGAAAACGTGCAGGCAGGGCTTGCAAGATTCATTGACAGAAGCATTGCTCCAAGTCTTTCCGGCTGGGACAGAGTTCTGGTTGCCGGGGCTGGGGGGCTGCTTGCCGCAAATTTCCCGAAGATTATTGCCCAGTACGCAGATCATCCCATGGTAAAGGCGCTGGGCGTTTACGATATGGAGCATGGCACGGTGGACGTTGACGCCCTGTACAACGCCGCAAAGCCATACATGGGGGCAGAGGCACTGCCCGTGAAAATCCCCGGAATTGGGCTTACGCTCAAGCTGGGAAAGCAAGATATTGACACGCTGTATGCGTACATTCAGGAGGGCATCAGATGAAAGAAATCAAGCTGCTGATGGAGCACATTGAGGACGAGCTGGAGGACGCGCACACCTACGCAGAGCTGGCCGTGGAGTACAAGCACGACGACCCGGAGCTGGCAGACCTGTTTTACAGGCTGAGCGGGGAGGAAATGAACCACATGAACGCCCTGCACAAGGCCGTTGTTTCCCACATTGAGGAATACCGCAAGCAGAAGGGCGAACCGCCTGCGGCCATGATGGCCGTCTATGAGTACCTGCACAAGCGAGATATTGAGCGGGCGGAGAACGTCGGAGTGGTGCAGGGGATGTATAAAAAATAAAGAAACACGCCCTGCCAATCAAGGCAGGGCGTGTCTTCTGGTTTGGATGAAAACCATTCCCACAACGGTAATTGTGTTCGGATTTGCGTCCAATGGTGACCCAACACGCCCTATATCCGAACACGGGGATGCTGCTGGAGTAGGAACGCGATATGTCTTTGATGGGATCTGCGTCAGCCGGTAGGCGGTCACAAATTTCAGGAATCCCGGCTCGTCATCGTAAACGGTGACGGAATTTACAAGCATTTCAATAAGCATAGCTTTCTGGGTTTCCAGCGGAACCGCCTTTTCTCTTACCGCTTTCAGATAAACCACGACAGATTCCTTTGTGAGCGGAATCACACCGCGTTCTTCATCGGATAGCTGGGTAGCCAGCCCCTTTTTTTGGGATTCCAATTCAGCAAGTCTTTCCACAATAGCGTCCGGCGCAGCGGAAGCACATTCAAGCGCTTTCGTCAGATTGCGGATTTTAATTTCAATTTCAGAAATCTTTTTTCGTATGACCGGAATCTGTGTATTCTTCTGAATGTCTTCCTCTGACTGCCGGGCGGCTACTTCTGCCACAAATTCGATAATTTCGTCTGTCAGTACGTCAAGAGCGTCCTGAGCTACCACATCTTCCAGCCAGTCCTTCGGGACTGGCTTTTTGTCGCATAAGTGGGTCTTCTTTCTATTGGCGCAGGAATAATAATTGTAAGTCTTCCCACCTTTTCCTCTGCCGCACTCCCCCACCATGGGAGCGCCGCAGTGACCGCAGAAAATTTTCCCAGACAAAAGATACGGCACCTTCGCCTTACCTCTGGCTGGGGCTTGCTCGCTGGTTTTCAGCCTGGATTGTACAGCCCGCCAAAGCTCATCGGATATAATTCTGGGGACGGCGTTGTCTGTGCGAACATCGTCAAACTTGTAAACCCCGATATATTTCTCGTTCCGGAACACGTTCTTAAAACTGGACTTGTTGAATTTCGTTCCTCGCGTTGTCCTGTACCCACGGGCGTTGAAATCGTCGCAGATCGCGGCCACGGTATCGCCGTCTGCATACCGGCGAAATGCTTCCTCAACCAAATGGGCAGCCATGGGGTCGATTTGCAGGCGCTTATCCACGACAGTGTATCCTAGCGGTGTAGTGCCGCCTGTACTGTTCCCTTTTCTGGCTGTTTCGCTCATGCCGCGACGTACCTTCTGGGACAGCTCCAGAGAATAATACTCCGCCATACCTTCCAGCAGGGCTTCCAGAATCACACCCTCCGGGTTCTTGGAAATGCCCTCTTTCGCGGATTCCACGTTACAGCCGTTCTTCCTGAGCCGCATGCGTGCAATGGCGCTGTCTTCCCGGTTCCGGGCAAATCTATCCAGCTTGTAAACCAAAACGGTTTTCCATGACGATCTGGCGCTGTCAGCAAGCATCTGCTGGAACGCTGGCCGCTTGTCCATGCTTGCGTGGGCGGAAATCGCCCGGTCAACATAAATGGCGGCAACCCGGTAGCTGTGGTGCTTGCAATAGGCTATCAGCTCCCGAAGCTGCCCTTCGATGGACTGCTCTGTCTGCCGGTCGGAACTGTAGCGCATATACAGGCAGCAGACCGCCTCGCAGTCCGAGGAAAGAACGGAGGGGTTATCCGCAAACTGCTGTCTTTCATCCGGTGTAAGAGCCGATAGATCAATTGGTATTGTTTGCATCGTGTTTACTCCTTTTTGCGTTTCGCTTTATCACAGTTCGGACGATATACAGGCATGTTCCGATAATGGAAAAGGCCGCGACATAAACGATCGGCGAGGCGTGGCCGGACTTGAACAGGCCAAGATTCGGGTTTTGCATATCCAAAAAGACATATACCATAAGGAAGATGCCGAACAGAACCGCAAGCCCTGCGGCCCCATAAGTCACATGCTTCCAGTTATACCGGACGGCGGATATTTCTTTATCCATCATGTGGCTGCGCTCTTCCAGCCGGGAGATGGCGTTATCTTTTTCCGAGATAAGTTCTTCCTTGTGTGAAATTTCGGTTTTCAGCCGTTCGATTTCCGCGCTCTGGTCTTTCTTCGGCGGGGACAGCTCCATCAGCTCATCCAGGGACAGACCAAGGTCAATGGCAATGGCGGTCACGTCATAAATACTGGGGCCAGTCAGGTGGCCGGAGAAAAACTTTTTAACCATGGATTCACTTAGCCCTGTGCTGTCGATAATCTGCTGATTGGTTTTGTGCTGTTCCTCCTTTGCCCATTTCATCTTTGTGGGCAGATTATCACAAATCGTCGATATTTGTTGTATTATTTTCCGTTTTTCCATTTTCTGCTCACCCTTCCCGAAAAAATCCTACGAATTACGCTAAAAACGACTGAATTACTCGGATGCACCTTTACGTCACCATCGGCTAAACAGTATTATTATACTAGCCAAAGGTAAGGGACACACCATTCCGGCGGCAAGCCCCGCCGCCTTGTGGCACGGGTGGCGGGGCGATTCAAAAAATATTTTTCAAAGCCCCTATTTAGTCCGGTTTATTGGACAGATAGTATGTTATAACCAGCACATAAGCCGAACAGGCGTTCGATAATGATAAAAAGTAAAGGAGAGAAACAACATGCGGGAGGAAGCTTTGAAGATGTTTGAACAGCTTAGTGAAGAGGACAAGGAAAAGATCATCGCTCTTGCATCTGCTCTTTTACAAGATCAGACAGAGTTTCATAAAGACGTGCCTGTCTCTCCGGTGTGAGCATGTCATACATCTTCATGAAAACCTCGGTTCCCTTGCTGGGAGCCGGGGCTTTTTCTGTTTCCTGGGCTTTTTCTGCCCTATTCTCTGCCCTATTCATAGTATATTTCTCAAACTCAGTCCTATTAAAAATAGCTGCTCTTTGTGAATTGACTACACTGTAGATGTCAGATGCAGGTATTCCAAAGAAATCTGCTATTCTCATGATTTGTGAATCCCTCGGTACTGAGCCGTTTTTCCAGCCAGACACAGAAGACTTTGAAAGCCCAATTTGCTGCGCAGCTTTTGAAGGGCTTATCTTCGCCCTATTGCAAAGCTCGACAAAGTAATTGTAAAACATCTCCTAAAAACACCTCCTGTAATTGTGCATATCGGCAAAAATGAACGAATTGTACTTTTGGTGTTGACAAACTGAACCTTTTGAACTATACTAACGTCATGAACACCGATTCCAAAAAGGGTGCAGAAAATCACGGGGTATGAAATCCGAGTTTTCGGAAATTCAAACTCCGGCGAGTAGCGGATGGTTTATTGTTTCGGCAAATTCAGTATACCATGCGCTACTCAGATTTTCAAGTCTTTTGTGGAAAAAATGTTCAAAGAAATTGACTGCGGCGGAAAGAAAAATTCACCCGTGGTTTGGTCACGAGTGAATTTTCCCCAAATTTATTTGCCGAAATGCGCTGCGTTGGAAGTCCGTATTCCTAAACGGCGAGAAACCCTAGATTCCCGCTTTACTTTCAACAGCAGACCAAACCTGCGTCCTTGACGCACCGTTTCACTTTGGCAGTTTCGGTTCTGCCCCTCGCCCTAACGCATCACGCCACCTTCGTGGTTCGGTACTGGCGGTAACAAAAGTTTGTTGGACATAAAGTGCCTCCTCACTCTTTATTTGCCGCAACGGGCTATGGGCATTATAGCGAACCTTTCCGCCGCAGTCAACCAAACAAACATTTTTTACTTAAGGAGGAGGGACAAATGGATGGCAAAACTGAAACTTCCGCAGTCTTACGGGGAGCGGGAGAAACTGGCAAAGTATATCCGGCAGACGCTGAACACCTACAATCTTCGGAACAACTGGCTGATTCAGCAGCTTCGGAACGAGGGCTTCATCATTTCCGCGACATCCCTGTGCGACGCGCTGGCAGTTCGGTGCATGACACCGAAGACGGACGAGTTTCTGGCCAGAGCGGAGCAGATTTGCAAGCTGTACGAGCAGAGCTGCTTCGGTCAAACGCGATCCGGGAGCTTGGGAAACGGGTCAGAGCGTTCATGAAAGAGCAACCGGACATCTACGAGCGGATTTACCGCGAGACATACGGCAGATCGCCGAACTTTTGAAAGGAGTTATTTATGGCGAAATACAAAGTTGGGGATAAGGTGCGGATTGTAGGCCACCGCACCAATAACATGAACCCTTTCGGGGAAATGGACAAGTGGCGGGGAAAAGTCATGACGATCAGATGCCTCTCTTGGCTCGGATATCGGATGGAGGAAGATTACGGCGAATATCTCGGAGACGGCTGGATGTGGGATGATAGCATGATTTCCGGCCTTGCGGAGCCTGAGCGGGAACCCTGCACCGTGGAACTCCGCTTTGACGGGATGATTACCACGGCCACGCTGAAACGGGGCGGGCGGGACGTAAAGACCGCAGAAGCCCGGTGCAATCCGAAGGATACATACAGCAGAGCGGAGGGCGCGAGGGCCGCCGTTGAGCGGCTTTTTGAGAAGAAGCGCAAGGGGGACAAGCCAAAGGAGAGCAAGCCGAAGGTGGGAGATAAGTTCCGGGTTATTGGAAATCAGCCATCCGGGAAATTCAGTCACTGGTTCAGACTTGGTGAAATTGTTACACTCTCGGAAATCCGCAATGGAGATTCGCGGTATATAAATTCGTCCGGGATGCGGCAATGGGTGGCAGATATGGATGTTCGCCCCTACAAGGAGAGCTCCAAATGACGCCGAACGAGGTTGCCCAGCTTCGCACTATGGCGGAAATGAATCGCCGGTTGCGCCGGGAAAATGAGCATCTGCGGGAATCCCTTTTGCTGGAATCGAAGGAAAGCAAGGCGTTTGACGATGAGAACGTGGAGCTTTTCGACGTAGTCCACAAGAACCACGACAGGAGGTGAGGATATGGCAAGCAGGAATAAACCCATGGATGCCCGGTGGGAGCCGGTGCCGGAGAACCGGAAGCCGTTCGATATCAGGAAATGCGTTTTCCGCGTTCTCCCATATGCGGGGCTGAATCTGGTGCTTTTCTGGTGGCAACAGGCCGATTTGCTGGCAGACAGGGCGGCAGTTCCCGCAATGTGGGTGTGCGCTATCCTGATGGGCGCCGGTATCGGGCGTTGCATCAGAGGGCGATAAAAAGCCGTCCCCGATGTTACAGCACCGGGGACGGCAAGACACAGAGATAACGAACATAGTCGCATTTACAGTATATCAAATGGAGAAAGGAAAGTCAATGGACGTTTTTGATAGCATGGAGCCGTGGCGGCAGGCTGAACAGTTGGCGGCGGATGCCGACTTTCGGGAATCGGTACTCCCGAAGTGCGCCAGGTGCGGATATCCCATCACAGACAGCAAACTGGTATATATCCCGGCGCATGATGAGTTCTACTGCCTGGATTGCATCGATTCCATGACGGAGTTCAACGAGGAAGCGGAGGTGGAGGAATAATGGAGGACGGAATCGTCGTCAGCGAATCAGAAAGATTCGAGGATATCTACATTAGGCCGTACAATCGAGTCAATGTTCCGGCTGTCAGTTTCCCGAATAATAAGAGGCGCGTTGCCTACATTAACGCTCTTGCTTCAAAGTTTTGGACCGGCGAAAACACTGTTGGGATAAAAGTAAGCAAGAACTACGTCGTTTTTATTCCGCAAAAAATTGGTAGAACATTAAAAATCAACAAAGTTGGTGGTGGCTTTTATATCAGCATAGGTAGCTTATGCGGAATTGTTCCCCCCGGGGCAACATACCGGGCATATCCGTACAAAGGCGGTATCGCTATAAAACGGTTTGAGCCGTTGCAGGAGGATGAAGAATGATACGGAAAATTCCAACCGCGACCATGAGCAAAGAGGAGTGGACAGCGCTGCGCTCTACCACCATTGGTGGTTCGGATGCCGCCGCCATCCTGGGGCTGAACCCGTACAAGTCACCGTATGCCCTGTGGGCGGAGAAAACCGGGAAGGTCATCCCGGAGGATATTTCCCAGAAAGAGGCGGTACGCCTCGGCACGGACTTGGAGGAATACGTAGCAAAGCGGTTCACAGAAGCTACCGGGAAAAAGGTGCGCCGGGAGAACTACACCGTATTCCGGGACGATATGCCCTACGCCCACGCCAACTACGACCGACTGGTCATTGGGGAACGGGCAGGATTAGAGATCAAGACCACGAACGCGCTCCACTTGAGCAAATTCAAGAACGGCGAGTTCCCGGCTACTTACTACGCGCAATGCTGCCATTACTTGCTTGTGTCCGGCCTTGATCGCTGGTATCTGGCGGTTCTGGTTCTGGGCATTGACTTCAAGGTGTTCGTCATCGAGCGGGACGAAGCAGAGCTGGAAGCCCTGAAAGAGGCGGAAGAAAGCTTCTGGGAGAACGTACAGAGCGAAACGCCCCCGGCCATTGACGGCATGGATTCCACCATTGACGCCCTGAACGCAGAGTTCCCGGCCAGCGATCCGGGCACCGAAATGGATTTGACCGGCTGCGCCGTTGATTTGGCGATCATGGACGAATGCAGCCAGCAGATCAAGGCGCTGGAAGAAAAGAAAGCAACCGCTCAGGCGCGTATCATGGAGGCCATGGGAACCGCCGAGCGGGGCGGATACGGGAGTTACAGCGTCATATGGAAGACGCAGAAGCGCTCCACATTCGATAGAAAGAAGTGGGAGAAAGACCATGGAGAAATCCAACAGAACTATTTCAAATCTTCGGAAAGCAGAACTTTCCGGTTCAAAAAGGAGGTGTAAAGTATGGGAAAATATACACACGGGAAATCAAACACGAGATTGTACGGAATCTGGACGGGCATGAAGACTAGGTGCTATGACAAGAGGTGCGATAAGTATTACAGGTACGGAGCAAGGGGGATTTCGCTTTGTGATGACTGGGCGAGAGACTTTTCCACTTTCTATGACTGGGCGGTTGCTAACGGATACTCCGACAATCTGACGATTGACCGTATCGATAACGACGGGAATTACTGCCCAGAGAATTGCCGATGGATAACAGCTGCTGAGCAAGCGGCGAACAAATCTACTAACCACCGCGTTTCGCACGCTGGTCAGACCCACACTATCGCTGAATGGGCAAGAATTACGGGGTTAGACAGAGCGCTTTTAAAGGATAGGATTGTCCGCTATGGGTGGGAACCAGAAAGGGCGCTTACTACTCCGGCAAGGCCACATAAAAAATACGAATATGCCAACAGGAGGGCAATTTAATGGCAAACATAATTCAGAATCAGGTACAGAAGCAAACACCCGCTGCGGCTGCTCAGCAGTCCATTGGCGCAATGCTCAACACATTCCTCGACCGGGACGGTATGCGGAAACGCTTTGACGAGCTGCTTGGCAAGCGCGCCCCCCAGTTTGTTTCTTCCATCGTCTCGATGGTGAATGCGGATAAGAATATGCAGCAGGCATTTATGGAAAGTCCCATGACCGTTATCCAGTCCGCATTGAAGGCTGCAACGTTTGACCTGCCCATCGACCAGAACTTGGGATATGCCTATATCGTCCCATTCAAGAACTACAAGAAGGACACCGGAACAAAAAAGATGGAGGCGACCTTCATTCTTGGCTGGAAGGGTATGCACCAGTTGGCGCTTCGCACCGGCGCATACAAGACCATCAACGTGGTGGATATCCGCAAGGGTGAGCTGAAAAGCTACAATCGCCTGACAGAAGAAGTTGTGGTTGACTTCATCGAGGATGAAGCAGAGCGGGAGAAATTGCCGGTTATCGGCTATGTCGGCTACTATCGACTTGTGAATGGCGCGGAGAAGACCATTTACATGAGCAAGGCGACCATTGAAGCCCACGAGCGGAAGTTCCGCAAGGGCGAGTATCAGGGAAAGGGCTGGCGTGATGATTGGGACGCCATGGCGCGGAAAACCGTATACCGTCAGCTCATTGGTAAGTGGGGCGTTATGTCCATCGATTATCAGACCCGCGACGAAGGGAAGCAGCTGGCCGATGTTATGGCGGATGATTCCAAAGCGGAAGACGGGCTGATCGGCATTATTGATACCGACATTGTGACCGATCAGGACACCGGCGAGGTGACTTCTCAGGAGGCAGCGGAGAATGCTTAACACCATCACCATTGCCGGACGCATGGTGCGAGACCCGGAGCTTCGCAGAACCAATTCCGGCAAGGCTGCTACCAGCTTCACCTTGGCGGTTGACCGGGATTTTAAGAACCAGCAGACCGGCGAGAAAGAAGTGGATTTCCTGGACTGCACCGCCTTTGGAGCCGCCGGGGAGAACGCCGCCAAGTACTTCCGAAAAGGCCAGATGGCCATAGTAACGGGCAGATTGCAAATCCGGCAGTATACCGACAAGAACGGCCAGAAGCGCCGTCAGGCGGAGATTCTTGTGAGCAACGTCTATTTCTGCGGAAGCAAGGAAAGCGGCACTCAGGCCAGCTCTGGGGCTGGCAACGGATACAGCACACCGGCGTATCAGGCTCCCGCCCCTGCGGCGAACTTCGCGGAGCTGGATGGAGAGGACGAACAATTGCCGTTCTAGGCCGGAAAAATCAATCTTTCCTCAAAAAGATTGACAGTATAGTTTGCATTTCCCCTTGGCTGGGGGAGGTGAAACCGCCAACTCCAAAGGAAGGAGCGAAAACGTGACTATTGAATTTACGATTCCAGGCGTTCCGCAAGGGAAGGAGCGCCCCCGCTTCACCCAGAACGGTGCGACATACACCCCAAAGAAAACGAAAGACTATGAAAAGCTGGTGGCATGGGCATACCAGTGCGAAGCCCACGGGGCAAAGTTCGCCGGCACTGTCCGGGTTGACATTGCGGCAATCTACCCCGTTCCCCATTCGTGGAGCAAGCGCAGGCAGGCCGAAGCGATTGACAATCGGATTCTCCCCATGGTGAAACCCGACTGGGACAACATAGGCAAGATCGTGTGTGACGCCCTGAACGGTATCGCCTACAAGGATGATGCAGCTATCACAGACGCCACAGTCTGCAAGCGGTACGGCACCCGCCCATGCGTGGCGGTTCGTCTCACCGGAGAGGAGGCACCCCGTGACACAGTGTGAGCGTATCCTGCGGCATTTACAGGATTATGGAAGTATCACCCAGGCCGAGGCTGTTACCGAGTACGGCTGTTACCGTCTGGGGGCTAGAATCTGGGACTTGAGAGCTCAGGGCGTTCCCATCAAGAGCGAAACCGTCACCGGGAAGAACCGATACGGGGAGCGGACGTGTTTTGCGCGGTATTCGCTGGAACACTCAAACGAAGCGAGGTAGCATATGGCAATCAAAAGCGGACTTGATTTCTTTCCGCTTGATGTTTGCTTGGACAAGAAATTTGAACTGATAGAAGCAGAATATGGCTTGACAGGATTTGGTGTAATTGTTCACTTGCTGCAAGAGATATACGGCAAGGAGGGTTATTACATTGAATGGACAGAGGAGGTTGCGCTTTTGTTCGCCCGAAGATGCGGGCTGGGTGGGAGCGTCGTTTCCGAAATAATAGAGGCTTCTATCAGACGAGGGATGTTCGACAAAGAGATATATGACAAGTACCACGTTCTGACTTCACGGGGAATTCAGAAGCGGTACTTCGAGGCAGTCAGCCGCCGTAAAAGTCTTGAAGTCGATTACAACATCCTTCTGGTCGAGTGCGCCCAAATTTGCCCCAATGTAAACATTTCAAGCAGAAATGTCAACATTTTCTCAAAAAATGCTGACATCCGAAGACATAGTAGAGTAGAGGAGAGTAGAGTAGAGAAAAGTAGAGTAAAGGAGAGTATAGGCGCGGAGCCGGACACCGCCTCCACGCCGCCGGTGTGCCAGATCATGCTGAATGATAAATCCCTTTACCCTGTTTTTCAGGCTGACGTGGACAAATGGGCAGAACTCTACCCCGCCGTTGATATCCTGGCAGAGCTTCGGAAAATGGCCGGGTGGTGTGACGCCAACCCGTCCAAGCGGAAAACCAAGGGCGGGGTACAGCGGTTTATCAACGGCTGGCTTGCCAAAGAGCAGGACAGGGGCCGCGCTGGGTCAGCACCACCGGTTAGGCGCTATGGAAAGCCTGATATTCCAAAAGGCGCGTCCGGCGAGCTGGGGGACGCTGAGCTGGAAGCCATACGGCAGGTTCTGGCGGCGGGCGCAGATGAAAGAAGGGATGCGTTATGAGAGAAAAACCCGGCCAGTGCAGCGATTCGGGAAGCCCCTTTTGCAGGAACTGCACGCGGGACGATTGCCCCACCAACGGGGACGGCTGCAAGGCATGGGAAACGTATTTCATCGATAACTGGAACAAAAACATCATGAAACTATGGAAAAACCACAAAAAACAACGCCAATTTTTCCGGTACGAACACCCGGATTTGGTGAGAGAGGGGATTGTTTTTGAGCATGAGCAAGGCGAAAATGTACGGCTGTCTCAGGCCGGTGAAGCGGAATTGCACCCCGCCCCGGTGGGGAAAAGTCCCTCGGGGGAATAAAGGAAAACAGAACAGAAAGGAAATGAAATTAAAATGGCAAATATTGTGGGACTGGATTTGAACATCGATCAGGATTATTTGGCGGAAGCGGTAAAGCAAACCGTTATGATGGGAATTTCGGAATCCTTGAACGGGAAAAACGAAATCGTGAGCCAAATCGTAAAAATGGTTTTGTCTACGAAAGTTGATAAAACCGGAAAAATTTCCAACTATGATAGAGATAATAAATATACATTGTTGGAGTTCTATGTGAGAAGTGCGATTGAGGAAATCACCCGTGATGAGTTACAGGCACTTGTAAACGAACGCAAACCGGAAATTACACAGGCAATCAGAGCGGAGCTGGCTAAAAAAGTTAATTACACAAAATTTGTCGATAGCTTTTTTACGGGCGTGGAAAGTGCACTGAGCGATACGTGGGTGCCGAAGATCAACGTAGAGTTTGATAAGAGAAATGAAGGTGACTACTAAAAATGCGAGTTTTGATAGCCTGCGAGGAATCGCAAACCGTGTGCAAGGCGTTCCGGGCGCTGGGGCATGAGGCATATTCTTGCGACATCCAGGAGCCGTCCGGCGGGAAACCTGAATGGCACATTCTTGGTGATGCCCTGAAAGCCCTCGAGGGCGGCACAATCGTCACCATGGACGGACAGGTGCATGATATTGGGCGGTGGGATTTGCTAATTGCACATCCGCCGTGTACATACCTGACGTCGGCCAGCGCGATACGCCTTTTTAATCGCGATCATACGGTGAAAGACTGGAACAGAGAGCGGCTTGGATGGGAAGCGCGGCGCTTCTTCTTGCAACTGCTGTCTTCCGGGGTTGAAAGAATCGTTGTGGAAAATCCGTGTCCGCTCCGGTGGTTCAACTTGCCCGAGTACGACCAGATCATCGAGCCGTATATGTTCGGAGACCCGTGGAAAAAGCGGACGTGCCTCTGGCTGCGAAACGTCCCACCGCTGATTCCGACAAACATCGTGAAACCTGAGGGACTATGGGTCGGCAGCGCCTCCGGGAGGGAGCACAGTACGGGCAGGGTAAAATCTGAGTACACCCTGAAATCAAACCGGGACAGTAAAACCCGCGCTAAGACCTTCCCCGGTATTGCAAAAGCTATGGCGGAACAGTGGGGATAGAAACGAGGTAAAAATGAACAAAGCACTGTTAAGCAGCGTAAAAATGGGCTGGCGAACGCCGAAAGACTTTTTTCGGGAACTGGATCAGGAATTCCATTTTGGCTTAGATGCCGCCGCTACACCAGAGAACGCCAAGTGCAGATGTTTTTTTCACCCCTGAAATGAACGGCCTTTCCCTGCCTTGGAGCGGATACGGAGCCGTGTTCTGCAATCCGCCATATGGCCGGGAGATCGGGAAATGGGTTCAAAAGGCATATTCTGAACATGTCCGTTGGGGGGGCGACAATCGTCATGCTGATTCCGGCACGGACGGACACAAGCTATTTCCACGATTGCATATACGGAAAAGCGGAAATTCGATTTCTGCGTGGGCGGTTAAAATTTGAAGATGAAAACGGGGAGGCAATGAACCCAGCACCGTTTCCGTCTATGGTAGTGATTTTTAGATAGCAGATAAGCCCGGGGCAACCCGGGCGGGAAGGAGATAACATGGAATGTCGGAACTGCGACTGGTATAAAGCAAAGAACTGCAAGCGTCAGTGTATGCTACTCCCCGGCGACATGACCTGCGGGGACTGTGCTCATATTGATTGGTGCGGAAAAGTGTATGGGGTTAAGCCGGAACGCACGTCTTGCCATTTTGAGCCAATCAGATTCAAGGCCAAGGAAAAGGAGTTAAACCATGGATGAAATCAAACTGAAGCCCTGCCCGTTTTGCGGCGGTAAGGCAGAGTATATAATCAACAGCAACTACGAACGTCGCACAACGCATGGATGGCAATTTGGCATCAAGTGTACTAACTGCATGATTGAACTGCCTATGAGAGATTTCATTGTAACGGTGGACTTGGAATCGGATGGGGAAATTACGTTTGCCAAAGACGATCGTAAAAAGGCCGCCGATATGTGGAACCGGAGGGCTGAAAATGGCAACGGTTAAGTGTGCGCTGGGCAAGCGAGGGCGCCCGTCTCACGAATGGAACGACGGCAAGAAAGACCGTATCTACTGCCTCGGATGGGTTGACCCGATGACGGATTACCCGCTACCGGAATGCTTGGCTTGCCCCGATTTTGCCGACAAGGCGCAGGATGACTTGGAGAAATTTTATGGGAGGGCTGAAAATGAAGGCACTGAAATGTGATTGCTGCGGACGCCTATATGAGCATTATGACGGTAGGAAGGCGTTCCCTAAGTCACAATCAAATTCTATCGAGTTGAGAGACACCGATATTGAAAGGAAATACTGGCAACGGGATCGTTTTGACCTGTGTTCTTCTTGCATGATGAAGCTCGAGGCCTTTTTGTACAGGGGTGCTGACAATGGCTAAAGCGGTACTTATCAGCATCCGCCCGAAGTGGGTGGATAAGATTTTGAACGGAGAAAAGACACTGGAAGTCAGAAAGACCCGTCCAAATATGGAAATGCCTTTTAAGGTTTACATTTATTGCACTGCCGGAAACCTGAGCTACAAAGTTAACGGCGGGATGGTATGCAATGTGAGCGGTGGGAAAATGGTTGCCGGGGAGTTCACATGTGACAACATAGCAACGTACAACTACGATTACTGCCCGCACCCGGAAATCGGAATGGATTACGACTGCGGTGATAGTTGGTGGGAGATTGCCGACGAGGATTTGAAATCTGCATGTCTGGCAGAGAAAGAATTTCGGTATTATGCGTTCGGAAGGGAGGCAATGTACGGCTGGCATATCTCCGACCTGAAAATATACGATCAGCCGAAACAGCTGAGCGAATTCAAGGGGTTGCGGAAAACGAAATTTGGATATGAGCCTGTTAAAATCAAACGCCCACCCCAAAGCTGGTGCTATGTGGAGGAACAGTAATGGCCTTACGTAAACTTGCTCTGATGCACCGTTTTTTTGGCGTTTTGGATGGGCATACGTGCCGGGAGTGTAGCAACTTCATAAAGGGCAAGTATCACGATAAAGTGCTTTGCAAATGCAAAGTGTACGGGCTTGCCCATAGTGAAGCGACGGACTGGGCGGGGCGATGGATGGCCTGTGGGGCATTCAATCGGGCAATAAGCCGCAAGCCCCTTGTGAGAGAAGTCGTCCCGGAACGGAAGCGGAAAGAGGCCGACAATACGCCCATTGATGGGCAGATCAGTTTGGAGGAATTAACATGAGTGATTACATTAGCCGGGAGGCGGCGGTTGAATGCGCAAAACACGCATACGCCAAAGGTTTGGAACCGACGCAGTACATCGAAGAAATACCCGCCGCCGATGTGGCGCCGGTGCGGAACGGACGGTGGGAGTGTGTCTACGATGATAGCACGGGTGAAACTGATATAACTTGTTCCCATTGCAAAAACACCAGAACCGTCAATGGATGTTTTGTTTCAACCGATGGAAAGTCATGCTATTTTGAAGATGATTATTGCCCCAACTGCGGCAGCAAAATGGATTTGGAGGTATAACATGACCAGAGAAGAAGCAATTAAACATGCCGAAGCCTTGATGGATTATACGGCTGATGTGGCGGATTTGCTTGAAAAACAGCAGAATAAAATCAGGGATCTTAAATACGATGCCCAGGAGCGCGAGAAAGCCGTCGTCCAGCTTCGGAAGCAGTGGCAGGCTGCCGAAATGTTCATTTGCACCATGTGCGGTCATTTTGACCACAGTATAGACGGAAATATTGTCTACGGGAACAAGGATTGTGGTGAGATCGTCGGCTACCCCTGCTGTAAGAAGTTCACCCCATGGATTCCCGCGTCTGTTCGGTTGCCGAAGGAACTTGAGCCTGTAAATGTGGTGTGGGTAAATCACAACCCAGCGCCGTACTACCGGTACATGAAGGACGTTCCGCAAAAAGCGACTGCTGTCTATTACAGGGAGGCTTGGTATTGGTGGTCGTGTGTTTGCGAAGATTTGCTTGTAGAGTACGGCGTGAACGAAACAGATCAGGTGGATGACGATGTTGAAATCACCCACTGGCAGCCGCTTCCAGAATTGCCGAAGGAAGGAGGCGCAGAGAAATGAGCTATGATCTGAGAATCGCCGTTAAGGTGGACGGATGCGACAAGTTTGCTGAAATCGCTGAGCCGGAATACAGCAGCCCCACGTATAATCTGGGCAAGATGTTCCGGGCTTGTACCGGGTGGGATTACAAGCAGGGAGAATATTACAGGTGCTCCGAGGTGATCGGGAATATCGAAAAAGGTATCGAAGAGCTGCGGGTATGTTGGGCGAAATACGTGAAATACGGAGAAGTGGCCGATATCCCTTATGCCGTTGAAGTGCTTGAAAGTCTGCGGAATTGCATTTACGAGCAGGCAGAGGAAATTCCGCTGGATTGCCTGTATGTGGCATGGTAGGAGGTTCGGGGAATGAGTGAAAGACAAGAACACCGTCAGCGCCTTAACGCTAGGATTGCATACGCCGCCGCCATTGAGCGATGGGCGAAAAATCAGCCGTCACGCATTCGGTTCTTTGCCGTCAGACGGTGGCTGAAAGAGATGCCGAGGAAGGAGAATTTTTATGAGGCTGATTGATGCAGACGGGCTTCGCCGCAGAATTGTAGCATTTTGTACAGGATGTAGCACCACATATTTGACAGTGGAAAACATTGTGATGATGATAAATCAGGCTGATACCGTGGATGCCGTCCCCGTGGTAAGGTGCCGGGACTGCGAGTATTTTGTTAACGCGGCAGTTAACGCTAATGGTTTTCTCATCTGCGGCGTCAGCGATATGGATATTACCCCGGAAGATTTTTGCAGCTATGGGGAGCGAAAGGAGGAACAAAATGGAAGAACTTAACGGCTACACCCCACCTGCCAGCTTGAATTTAAGCGACTTCCAGGATGCTATCGGAGATGCCGTAGTACAGGCGATTATAAAAATTGGTATCCGGGTGAATCGGGAAGAACTTCTGAAAGCTCTGAAATATGATAGGGGGCAGTACAAGGCGGGGTATGATGCCGGTTTCGCAGATGGGTTTGTTGAAACGCTCCATATCGTCCGCTGCCGGGACTGCATCCACCGCCAGGGGGACGAATACCCCATGTGTATGCTGCATACCGAGCCTTACCCAAATGTCAGAGGTTACAAGGGCGAGGCTGTTTGCGTGGAAATGAACGGCTTTTGCAGCTACGGAGAACGGAGGGAAGAATGACACGTAAGCGCTTTATCAAACTCCTGATGGGTAAGTTTCTGCTGACCCGGAATGAGGCAAAATACATTGCCGATATTGTAAGAACTTGTAATCGGAGGGAACCATGAGCCAGAAACCGGACTATCTCACCCTGTGCTCCATAGCCGCCCAGAAGGCCGGGACGAGCTACGGGAAGTACATGGCAATGCACGGATACCACCCACCAATTCAGGCCGATGTGGAGGACGTGGAAGCCCCGCAGGGCATTGTTAAAATCTGCCCCCAGTGCGGGAAGGAATTCACGCAGGGCAAGATCAAGCAGAAAATCTATTGCAGTTTGGAGTGCCAGAAAGCCCACGCCCAGAGAGCCGCTAAAAGGAGATACCGCGATAGAAAAAATAAGGAATTGGAGGTACATTGAATAATGGCAGAACAGGATTTCAAATTTGATGATGCGTTGCTCATGAAGACTGCACGCGAGATGCTTGCAAAAAAATTGACAGAAACAGTGAAAGAGGTCGCCAAGTCCGGGGAATGGGAGATAACCACCATCGAGCAGGAAGAATCTGACCCGGAAAAGATTCTCCGGAGGATGTTTACAAAATACGCATACGGCAACGTTCCGGAGTGGTTCGCCTCTGCGGTATCTGCGGCGTCCTATGTGCTGTCTGTGGACAAGGGAAAGGGGATTGAGTGTATTTCCGTCTTGCACACGGCAACGGAACGGGCACCGGCTGAAATTCGGATGACGGCGCAGACAAAACTGCTTATGATATGCCAAGAAACAGGGATGCTCGGCGGGATTGGGAGCCTGCCTGTTCTCTAGGGGGCAACATGGAGTACAAGGACGGCAGGAAGTATTGCGTCGGGTGCCGGTATTTCTTCGGGCACCACGAGGGCGGTAAGTGCTGCAATTACATATTCGTCCATGGTGAAAAGCGGCCTTGCCCGCCTGGGAAGGATTGCACCGAAAGGAGGGCGAAAACGAAAAACAGGAGACGGAATTTAATATTATAGCTTTATCTCTGTATAGTATATATTAAATATAATCTTATATCTTGTGTGTATTGTGTATATCTATACAGGGATTTAATAAGATATGCAAGGAGGAACGGAATGAACTGGAAGTATGAGGCCATTGAAAAGCTAAAGGAGTACAGTGCAAAGAGGCAGGCCCTGAACAGTATTCCCGAAGAAATGGCGCGGCTGGAATCCGCTATGCAGAGTATCCGAAGCGCCACGGCTGACGGTACGCCGGTAAGCGGCGGTGGCTCCGGCCGGGAAGATGCGATGCTATCGAATATCGTTCACCGTGAGGAACTGGCGCGGTCGCTGGAACAGGCGAGGAAATGGGTGTCGCTTGTGGATTCCGGGCTTGAATCGCTTAGCGCCGATGAAAAGAAGATACTGAGCAGATTCTACATAAGCCCGGCTAGAGGCAACGTCGATGCCCTGTGTGAAGAACTTGGAGTGGAAAAAGCTCAGGTTTACCGCCGCCGGGATTCAGCACTACGACATTTCACGCTATGCCTGTATGGGCAGACTGAAAGCTGAAAAATGAGAAAAAAATGAGACGATTTTTCAGTTTGAATGTGCTATACTGGTAAAAAAGAAAAAGCGCAAGAGGCTTGGGATTGTTCCTGAGCCTCTTTTTGCATGGCGCGGTAGATAACGAGTTGGGCGCTCTCTCCCCAACAGAAGGCCGTTTGAATCGGCCTCGCGCCATATATATCGCCGATGGCCTCCCTATCGGCGCAGCGGGCGCTTTTCGGTGAAGTATGCCCCAAATGCCCACGGGTGGGAAACCGAGTTCAAAAAACATTTTAATCAACAGGAAGGATTGATAGTAATGTTTGTAGAAATCGCAAAGGTCGGGAAGCAGGAACGCCCTACGGTAACAAGCCTTGATGTGGCGGAGACGTTCGGGAAACTGCATCAGCACGTTCTCAGAGACATTCGCGAACTTGGATGCAGCGAGGAATTTCGGCTGTCCAATTTTGGACAGTCGAGCTATGAGAATGCGCAAGGACACAAGCAGCCGATGTTCATCATAACCCGCGACGGGTTCACCCTATTGGCCATGGGTTATACTGGCGAACTTGCTATGAAGTTCAAGGAAGCGTATATCAAGCAGTTCAACGCTATGGAAGCCGCCTTGCAAGGCAAGCTGATTGAGCGTGAAAAAGGGATTGCCGTTCGTCAGGCATTGACAAAGGCTCTACAGCAGTCCAGAGAGGACGAGCGGATGCACGGACATGCGTATTCCAATTACACGAATTGCATCTACAAGGCGCTGTTCGGGAAAGATGCGGCACAGCTTCGCCGGGATTATGGACTTGACGCAAAGGACAATCTTCGGGACGCATTCCCGCAGGAAGAACTTGCCGCTGTGCAGTCCATGGAGCGCCTTGTGAGCGGTCTGGTTGACTGCGGATGGGAATATGCGCAAATTAAGGAATTTATCGGAAAGACCAATTCAAGATTGGCTATTTCCGCATGATGAGCAACTGGTAAGCTACTTTGCCGAGTTGCTTTTTATTATCCTGAATGAGAGGTGGTGACGGGTGGCAGATGGAACGAAGAACCTTATTCCCTTCGACCAGAGAACAGAGGAAGAACAGAAAAGAATACGAACAGCTGGCGGCATTGCCTCCGGCGCCGCCCGCCGTCGAAAGCGGAACCTGAAACAAGCAGCTGACCTGTACCTGTCCTTGCCAGTAACAGACAGACGTGTGCGGAATAAAATTGCCCGTGACGGGGTGAATCCTGAGGATATCGACAATCAGATGGCCATGATCGTTGGACTGACAGAGGCAGCGGTTCGGGGAGATGCCAGATGCGCCAAGGTGCTGGTTGATTTGCTTGGGGATTCCACCGTGGAAGAACCCACACCGGATGACGGATTTATGGACGCACTTCGAGAAGAGGCGGGACAGGTATGGCAGGAGGATTAAAACAGGCGGCATTTCGGTTTCAGCCATTTTCCAGGAAGCAGAAGCAGATACTCACCTGGTGGCTCCCGGAATCCGGTGTATCAGACGCAGACGGAATCATAGCAGATGGAGCCATCCGGTCAGGGAAAACCGTGTGTATGTCGCTGGCTTTCATTCAATGGTCGATGCACAGCTTCAACGGCCAGAATTTCGGAATGTGCGGAAAAACTGTGGGCAGCTTCCGACGGAATGTTCTATCTGTGCTCAAGCAGATGCTTCCGGCAAGGGGATACACCATACGCGACAGGCGGACGGATAACCTGGTGGTTATCTCCCGGGGCAGCACCGAGAATTATTACTACATCTTTGGCGGTAAGGACGAAGGCTCCCAAGATCTGGTGCAGGGCATTACCCTGGCTGGAATTCTTCTGGATGAAATCGCCCTGATGCCGGAGAGCTTCGTCAATCAGGCAACCGGCCGCTGCTCTGTGGACGGCTCCAAGTTCTGGTGCAACTGCAACCCGGCAGGCCCAGAGCATTGGTTCAAAAAGCAATGGATCGACGAACGGCAGAAACGGAACCTTCTGTACCTCCACTTCACCATGGAGGATAACCTGAGCTTGTCGGAGCAGATACGAGCCAGATACCGGGCGATGTACACCGGCATTTTCTACCGGCGGTATATCCTGGGGCAGTGGTGCCTTGCGGAAGGGCTTGTGTATGAGTTCGACCCAGAGAGGCACGTCACGGACGATTTACCGGAATGTGGAGAGTGGTATATATCCTGTGACTATGGAACACTGAACCCGTTCTCTGCTGGCCTGTGGTGCGTCAGAGACGGCGTTGCTGTCCGGGTGTCGGAATTCTATCATTCCGGCAGGGAACAGCAACGACAGCTAACGGATGAGGAATACTACCGGGCAATCGAACAGCTAGCCGGTGACAGGGATATCCGGCACATTGTGGTTGACCCGTCTGCGGCCTCTTTTATTGCCTGCATTCGCTCACACAAGCGTTTCTCCGTCAGGAAAGCGAAGAATGATGTTATGTACGGTATTCGCCTGACGGCCATGATGCTCCAAGCTGGTGTTATCAAAATCGGCTCTGGCTGCAAGGACGCGATTCGGGAATTTGGCCTGTACCGCTGGGACGACAAGGGAGAAGTGGATAAGCCTGTGAAGGAAAACGATCATGCCATGGATGATATCCGGTATTTCTGCGCGACCGTCATGCGTAGAAACCACCAGGCACGAAAGATTATTGGAGGAATTTGCGATGAGGAACCGGATTCGTAAATGGATCGTGGATATGGCTCCGATTTGGGCGAAAGCGTCGTTGCAAGCCGATATCAGGACGCTTGAAGCGGAAAATCGGCGGCTTCGGGCGGAAGTGGATACTTTGAACGCCTATATACAGGGCTTGCAGTATGCAACCCGTGCGCTGCGGCGCATCACGATCAACGCAGGAGGAGAAAAGCGTGATTTATCCGAACAGTGATTATGAAATGGCGTTTCGCGCCGTTGACATGACATCGCCGGAAATGAAATTGGCCATCCAGAGGTGGCAGAATCTGTATTATGAGAAGGCCGCGACCCCGGATTATGACCCGTGCCAGCGGATTCCATATACCATCGTCCGCAAACTGACAAAGACGGCATTTTCGGAGTATTCGGCATCCAGCAAAGACGCGTTTGTTTCCGAAATCCTCGACGCGGCAGACGCGAAAAAGAAAAGCGCTATGCAAAAAGCCCTGATCGGCGGAGAAAGCGGCTTAAAGCCTATCCCGACGGGCAGCGGTTTCCGCTTCGCAGTTGTGAGCAGACCGAACATTCTGGTATTTGGCCGGGACGGGGACGGGAATATGACCGACATCGGCATGGCAGAACACAGCATCCGTGACAGATTCTATTACACACTGTTGGAACGGCGCACGGTGGATGATAGCGGGTATCTGACCATTACCAACAGACTGTATCGGTCGAACGACCAGAACAGCTTGGGGCAGGCTGTGGTGCTTACAGAGCTGCCACAGTATGCGGAACTTGCAGAAGAATACACGTTCCCTGAGCCACTGGGAAGCGTCGGCGTTGCATGGCTGAAAACGCCGATTGACAACAGTGTGGACGGTAGCCCCGACGGGGTATCCGTTTATGACGCGGCGGTCGGCTTGATTGAAAATATCAACCGGAACGAGGCGCAGATCAACGGAGAGTTCGAGCGTGGAAAAAGCCGGATTATTGCCAGCGCGGATATGCTGGAGGTTGACGAGATTGGCGGGCGGAAAAACTTGTCCGCAAGCGTATTTACCGCAGTGGATGAATCCCCCGACGATATAGGTATCACTATTTTCTCCCCGGCGCTGCGGGAACAGTCGTATCTTGCCAGAAAAACGGAATATCTCCGGAATGTGGAGAACGTGATAGGCTTAAAGCGTGGGCTGCTGTCCGAGGTGGAGGCCGCAGAAAGAACGGCTACCGAGGTGACATCCTCCGAGGGCGATTACAACCTGACGATTATCGACTTCCAGCAGATGTGGGAAAGCGCACTGCGAGAGGCCGTCAGACTGTGCGGCGTTCTGGGGCGGATGTACCGCGTACCCGGTGCCCACGACGTGGAAGACGATTCTATTGTCGTGGATTGGGGCAACGGCGTTCTGTTCGATGAGGAAAAGACCTGGGCTGACTACAAGGACATGGTCGCGGCGGGGCTGCTGAAACCTGAGATTGCACTCGGGTGGAAATTCAACATGCCCCGGGATACGGAAGCACAGTTAGCGAAAATTCGGAAGAAGTACATGCCGGAAGTCGTCGAGGACGGTGAATAACTGTGCTGACCGCTGACCAGATTGAAGCCCTTGGAGATAAGGCGCAGCAGCTCATTACCCCGGTGACGGAGTTTCTGATTGAGGATATCGCCAGGAGAATTGCGGAAGCTGGCCAATTCACCAGCACGGCGGCTTATCAGACGTGGAGACTTCAACAGCTGGGTGTTTCTCAGCGGCAGTTAAAAAAGGAGCTTCGGAAGCGGTTGAAAGTATCCCACCGGGAGCTTCGGCGGCTGATAGAACAGGCAGGGGAAACCGGATACAGTTATGACATCCGGAAACACCCCTATGTACAGGCGGTGCCATTCCGCAGTAATGAGGTCTTACAGCAGATTGTGTCTGCGGCGGCGCAGCTCGCCGATTCTGAGCTGGACAATATCACCCAGACGATGGGTGCAGTCATGCCGAATGGCAAGGCTGTGGGGCTTACAGACGCTTACAGGCAGGCTTGCGATTTCGCCTTTACGAAGGTTTCCACAGGTGCGCAGGATTACGCCTCTGCCATCCGGGAGGCTACCCGGAATCTGGCAGAAAAGGGGATTGTCACAATCGACTATGAATCCGGCGTTCATACCTCCATGGAAGCCGCTGTCCGGCGTAGCGTTATGGGCGGCTTGGGACTGATGCAGGAGCAGATCAGCCAGCAGAACCACGACGATTTCGGCTGTGACGGCTGGGAGATATCCGCTCACGCGGCCAGCGCCCCCGACCACGAGCCGATTCAGGGCAGACAGTACAGTGACGCAGAATATGAGAAACTGAATAACTCCCTTGTGCGGCGTATCGGTACGCTGAACTGCGGCCATGCGGCTTTCCCGATTATTCTGGGTGTTGATTCTCCGCAATACACGCCGGAGGAACTGGACAAATTCAGGAAAAATAACGAAAAAGGCATTGACTACGACGGGAAGCACTACACCACGTATGAGGCTACCCAGCGTCAGCGACGGCTTGAATCCGCCATCCGGAAGCAGAAACGCAGGATTCTGGTTGATGAGGCCACAGGGGACAAAGAGAACTTACAGCGCGATCAGATCAAGTACCATGTTTTGGATCAGGAATATAAGCGCTTTTCCGGCGCGGCAGGGCTGCGGATGCAGCATGAGCGCATGGAAATGCCAGGGTTCGGCGCAAAACAGGCCAGAGAGGCGGAAAAGACGGCAGAAAACTACGAGAAAGGGAGTAAGCAAGCATGATGTACTGCCCATACGCAGTAAACCGGCATCTGGTTCAGCAGACGACGCAGGAGTACGACGAAAGCGGCAACCAGACTTTACAACAGGTGATAGAACACAACACCGCAGAATTCATCGAGTGCAAAAAGGAATCATGCGGCGCGTGGCACGATGGGAAGTGCCACTATAATCAAGTTGATTGAAGCAACTATTCGGGTTTCCCGAACGGTTGCTTTTTTCATACCATTTTTGCCGTGGCAGGCGTAAAACGAGCCGACAGCAGGGGACGCAACCCCCATATAACAAAGCATAGCTGAGAAAGGAAGTATATGAAACGTGAGTTTTTGCAGAATTTCAAGGTAGGAGACCAGCCCCTTAGCAAGGAGATCATTGACGAGATCATGGCAGAGAATGGCCGGGATATCGAAGCGGCTAAGAAGCCTTTTGCTGACTATGACACCATCAAGAGCCAGCTGAGTGAGGCACAAAAGACCATTTCCGGCTTTAAGGAGCAGGACATCGATACCATCAAGCAGTCCGCCAAGGATTGGGAAAAGAAGTACAACGATGCCATTGCCGAGAGCAACCGGAAGATCGCGGATATGGAATTCTCCCACGCCCTGGATGCCGCCATCACCGGCGCAAAGGGTAAAAGCACCAAGGCAATCCGGGCGCTGCTGGACATCGACACTTTGAGAAGCAGCAAGAACCAGGAAACGGACATTAAGGCCGCTCTGGAAGCTCTCCGGAAGGACAGCGGCTATTTGTTCGATGACGGCAAAATGCCGCCCCCCTATGCCGGGAAGACCGGTACAGGGCAGCAGGAGCCTAACGGCGAACCGACGACCCTCGCCGGTGCGCTCAGGGCAAATTACAACATGAAGTGAAAGGATGATTTTTAACTATGGCAATTACTCTTGCAGAAGCAAAGGTCGGCATGGCCGACAAGGTCGATCAGCAGGTGGTCGACGAGTTCCGGCGCAGTTCTCTGTTGCTGGACAGACTGGTGTTTGATAACGCCATTTCCCCCGGTACCGGCGGTTCTACTCTGACCTACGGTTACATTCAGCTGAAAACCCCCTCCACTGCGGCTGTCCGTGCTATCAACAGCGAATACACCGCAGGCGAGGCGAAGCGGGAGGAAAAGACCGCCAAGGCCGTTATCATGGGCGGTTCCTTCCAGGTTGACCGTGTGATTCAGAGCACCTCCGGAGCCATTGATGAGCTGGCATTCCAGGCGCAGCAGAAGATCAAGGCAACCAGCAACTATTTCCACAATCTGGTGATCAACGGCACCTCCGCCGCGTCCGGCACCGGGTATGTCGCGAACACCTTCGACGGCCTGAGAAAGACTCTGGCGGGCACCTCCAACGAATTCACTACGGACATTGACCTGTCCGATTCCACCAAGCTGGACAGCAACGCCAATGCTTTCGTTGACCAGCTGGATCAGCTGACCCACATGGTGGACGGCGGCGCTTCTCTGCTGCTGATGAACACCGCCATGCTGCTGAAAGTTCGGGCGGCTGCCCGCCGTGCGGGGTATTACGACCGCAAGAAGGACGACTTCGGCAGGGCTGTGGAGTACTTCGGCGATATCCCCATCATGGACGCCGGTATGTACTACAACGGCACCAAGTCCGTGGATGTCATCGACACCTCCACCCCCAGCACCACCGCCGCCGGTACTTCCAGCATCTACGCTGTGAATATCGCCCTGGACGGTTTCCACGGCATTTCCCCCACCGGAACCGGCGTCATCAACAGCTATATGCCCGACCTGAAAGCCCCCGGCGCTGTGAAGAAGGGCGAAGTGGAGCTGGTGGCCGGCGTCGTTCTTAAGAACACGCTCAAGGCGGCGGCGCTGAACGGCATTATCCTGAAGCCCAAGACCGCGTAACGGAAAGGAGACGCCCTGATGATTGACTATGATTTTTACATAAGCAGCTTTCGGGGCGACGCTATCCCCGCAGAGGACTGGAACACGTGTGAAGCCCGTGCGGCGGCGCAACTGGCAAGATACAAGCGCATATACACGGTAAAGGCACCGGAGGAGAACTCCGAAGCCCTTGCCGTGTGCGCCATGGCAGAGGCTATTCACGGCTTTGATCTGATTACCAACGGTGAGGGCGGCGCTGTTCAGTCTGCGTCTATCGGCTCCGTTTCGGTGAGCTATGGTAGCGGGAACGGTGTTGATGTCAGCGCCAAAGGGCAGTCGCGGGAGCTGTACCGATGCGCCTGCCTGTATCTCGATATCTACCGGGGGTGCTAGCTATGGTGAGAATCAAGCGCCGCAGCTGCCCCGTAGACTACCGGCTGTGCAATCAGACGGTCACCGTATACCACCGGGGCGGCGACAAAGTAACCAGAACAGTACACGATAGAGCCTTTTTGGATTACAAGAAAACCGAGAATGTGGACAAGACCGGCAGTAAGGAAGTCAATTCCTTCCTGCTGGTCATTCCCTGTTCGGAGGTATGCGTTTATCCGGAGGACAAGGTGCTGCTGGGTACCGGGGAGGAAATCACGGCGGCGCAGTGGCCGTCCTTCATCCCGGTGAAGGTTCCCGGGCTGGTTGTTGTGAAGTACGTTGACCCCAAATACTGGGGCGGCAAGCTGGTTCACGTGGAGGCGGGCGGATGAAAACACGGATAAAGGTTGATATGAAGCCTGTTGACGCCATCCTGACAAGGCTTGGCGTCAATAAAACCGGCGATGTGCAGATGCAGCTTACCCGGATAGTGAACAAGCGGATAACGCGGTACATGCCGTTCCGAACCGGCGTGCTTTCCACGAAGCTTAAGTATATCTCAAGCCCGACAGAGATCACGGTTATGGCACCATACGCCCGGTATCAGTATTACGGCAAAGTCATGGTAAATGCCAAAACCGGGAAAGGCCCCGCTTTCATTCCGGGAGTTGGATACCGGTACAGAAAAGGAACCGTGCTGAGAGCAACCGATCGGGATTTGAACTATGACACCACCAAGAACCAGCAGGCGGGGCCGTTCTGGGACAGACGCATGATGGCGGCAGAGAAAGACCAAATTGCGCACGACCTACAGGCTTATATCAACAGGAGGAGCGGAATATGACGGCGCTGGAAAAAATCAAGGACTTTCTCGGGCAGTACCCCGGCGCGGATATCTTCCACGATTTCCATGTTGACTACACAGACCAGATTCCATTCAACGGCGGTGTTTTCCCCTCCGGGCTTGTGGAGGTTTCCAGAACACGGGATATCCTTGGGAGCACAACCGTAATCAATCAGTACAATTTCGGGCTGTACTACGTGTTCGAGAAGTCCCCGGGGGATGATACCGGAGCGTCCGAAAATGCGGGCTGGGTCATGGACTTTCAGGAGTGGGTGCAGAAAATGTCCGTTATGGGCAACGCCCCCACCTTTGGGGATGACCCGAGGGCGGAGAAAATCACCGCGCAGAACGGCGTTCTGTACGGTGCAGACGAAGAAGGAACGGCAATGTACATGGTACAGCTGTCCGTTCAATTCAAAAAACGATTTATGAGGTGAAATAATGGCAGATTTAGAGTTTAATACCGCATCCGGCCAGACCGTAGACCGTGAGCTGCTGATCGCGTACCTGAACACCGGAACAACCTCTGCTCCTGTGTGGTCGCCGCTTGGTAGCCGCGTCACGGATTCCAGCATGGAATACGACTGGCAGGAGGAATCCAACAAGGATATCCTCGGCACGACCAGAAGCACGATGAAAAAGCCCATCATCACGCAGACCTTTGACCCGTGCGATCTGGACGCCGGAGACGCTGCGGTTCTGAAAATTTGGAACCTGGCTGTCAAGGAGCAGAACGTGGCAGCACTGACCAATCAGGATATGCTGATTGTGCATCTGTACGCCGGTACTAAGGACACGGCGGCCTTTGCAGAGCGCTACAGCGCCTGTATGGTCAAGCCGTCCAGCCTTGGCGGCGAGGGCGGCGGCTTTGTTGGAATGCCGATGGACATTACATATGGCGGCGCACGCACGGTAGGTACTGCGGCGGTAAGCGCCGGAACCGTTACGTTCACGGCTGATACCTGATGCAAATACGGGGCGGTGAGAGCCGCCCCGAAATCTTTGGAGGGATTATGAAAGAACTGACACTGAATACTGGCGAAATCGAGTATAGGCTTAACGATAAATGCACGGTTCGGTTTAACCCTACAGACCCCGCATTTGCCGACCGAATTTATTCGGCGCTCGACGAGCTGTCCCGGAAGCAGGAAAGCAAGAACCCGGACAACATGAGTACAAGAGAAACGTTTGACTACCTCCGGAAGCTGGACGCAGAGATGCGGGAGACGATTGACGGTTGCTTCGATACCCCTGTATGCGAGCCGTTGTTCGGCAAAATGAGCGTGTATGCAAGCGCGGATGGGATGCCCCTGTGGATGAATTTAATGCTTGCCATTATCGACGAGTTCGATGATGGAATAAAGCGGGAAAAGGCGTTCCACAGCGAAAAACTGGCGAAATATACAAAGAAGTACAGCCGATGATGTACGAACTTCCGACATCTGTCAACGTATGCGGAACAGATTATGATATTGAGACGGATTTTCGGGCGATTCTGGATATATTCGGCGTTCTGGAAGACCCGGATTTGACAGGCAATGAAAAGGGAATCGGGATGCTTGGAATCTTCTACAAAAGATTTTTTGATATGCCCGCAGAGCATTTCGGCGAGGCTGTTCAAAAATGCTACTGGTTTATCAATGGCGGCAACGACAAAGTCTGCAAAAACGCCACAAAGTTGATGGACTGGGAGAAGGACTTTCCGATTCTGATTGCCCCGGTAAACCGCATTGCCGGGACGGAAGTCCGCTCAATGCCGTATTTGCACTGGTGGACATTTCTTTCATATTACATGGAAATCGGGGATTGCTTCTTTGCGCAGATCGTGCGGATACGGGATTTGAAGGCCAAAGGAAAACTGAAAGACAAAGCGGATAAGGACTTCTACCGGCGAAACAGGGACGCTGTGGATATAAAGACGCAGTATTCCGAAACGGAGAACGAAATTATAAAGGCGTGGACGTGAAAACGCCCGCAATTTCAGCCATTTCTTTCACGTCGTCACGGTTCCAGAGAAGAACACCGGTTGCGTCTGCTGCTTGCTTTGCGCCTTCCGTAAAATAGCGATTTGTCATTACAGCACCAACGTGACAATGGTAGATTGTTTTCCCGGTGTTAACCTCCTGCACTGGCTTATTCCCTAGATCTGTTGCGTAGCACTTACACTGTATCGCATACTTTATGCCGGCTTTTTTCGCGAGTATATCAACGCCCTGATCGCCGCTACCCTGGGTGACCTCGACATCAATAAACCCGTTTTTCCTCAAAATATCGGCACACCAGAATTCAAAAGCGCGTCCTTCCATGCAATCTATGGCAGACATTCCCATTTTTTGCACCGGGCGGGCAATCGCACCATGCTGATTGCGGATAACCTTCCACGTAAAATCGGGATACTTTTTAACAAATCCAAGTTCTTCTAACTCATTTGCTAAGTCAGACGCCACGTTAAAACTCCGTATTTCAAGCTTCCTTTGAAGCATGGAGATTGAAAAAGGTTCGAGATTCGGTAATAGCTGTATTGCATCACGAACCATTTGCGGGGTAACCTTTCTGGCAAAGTAATACCTCTTAGAAAGATACTTTACACTTAGAATTCCGCAAACTATTGGAACAACGAGGATAGTTATTGTATACCCAGCGCCAACAGTGATTTTTCCGTTTTCGTTCGCAGGCAAAATAGCCGTGGCAAGAGACAGAATAAGAAGAGCGGACAAGAACCACGCTACGGAAAAAATGAATACTGTTTTCAGTTTTTTCATAAGGAAATCCCCCAGTGCATTATTTTATCATTTAATTTCAACAGTTCCTATAGCGCATTAAAAGAGCAGGTGATTATATGGCAAATGCTGACGGTTCGATCATTTTCAGCACGGAGATCGACAACAAAAAAGCACAAGCTGAACTTGATAAACTGGAAAAGAAAATAGCTTCTCTGGAAATCAAAGCAAGCCAAACCGGGGCAAAGAAAATACCACTAGAGGAGCAAGCCGATGCTTTGGGCGTGGCACTGGATGACGCAAAGCAGAAGCTCGAAGCGTTAAAAGCCAGTGGCGCATCTCCCGGTGCGATAGGGGCGCAATCGGAAACGGTTACTTCGCTACAGTACCAGTGGGATCAGGTTAACAACAAGATTGACAGATATAACCGCGAAATTGAAAAGGCCAACGGTGATATCGATGTCTCCAAGAGCAGGGCGGGAGAACTCGCCGCGCAACTCGCTTCGGCTGGACGCAGTACCGAGAAAATGAGCGCTGGTGTCAAAAAGGCGGAAAAAAGCGCGAAAACTTTCGCCAGCCGAATGAAATCCGTCGTTCGCTCTGCGCTTGTGTTTACAGTTATTACGCAGGCGCTTTCAAAGTTTCGGAATTGGGTTGGGGATGTGATCAAGGTCAGTCCGGAAGCAACTGCGGCCATTGCAAGGCTCAAGGGTGCTCTGCTTACACTGGTACAACCATTGGTAAATATCATCATACCAGCGTTTACGAAGTTCGTCAACATCCTTGCAGCAATAATTAACAAAATCGCAAGCGTGTTTGCAGTGCTGACGGGAAAGACCGTAGAATCGTCGAAAGCGGCAGCAGAGGCATTAAATAAGCAAACATCCGCGCTTAACGGAACGGGAGCGGCTGCGAAAGAGGCAAAAAAGC